GCCACATCTCTTTGGGAGGAATTACCCCCCCGTCCACCTGATGATAATCAGGAAAAGCGGGATAGTTTTACCTACCCCACGGCCCGAGCTGGTACCACGGTTGTGGTATAAACATTCCAGGTCGGGGTACTTCTCGGAAGTCAAACCTTTCTCGCAAGGAAAGCTCGTTACCGGTCTCACGAACGGTATGAGCTGACGCTGTGAGAAGATGACGGTCTTTGGAAAGGAGAGTTATTGCGCGGGGGGCAAATCCCCTCACAGTCCAACCGCACCACCCACGATCCGATATACTCGGATTTGCTTCATCGAAGTTTGCAAGCAGCCCATTACCTTCAAAGCCTCCTAAAGAGTTGCGACGGAAGTCGTAACCCAGCGGTACTTTGAAAGAGCGGAGCTCCTTAGGAATCCTCGACAAGCAGAACTCATAGGCTGTCTTGAGATCGCTATGACAGAACTGACGCTCGCCCCATTCATGGGATAAGCGCCTCAACTGATTAGCGATAACAATCCAGTCAATGGGTCGCAGGGGTATCTCTTTGAGATACACAGGCCTGACGTTGAAGCCAGAAAACCAGTCCAGACCGCAGGATTCCCGAAAGGGACCCTTGCAAAAGGACTTAGCTTTGTTGACTATAAAACCGACTGATTCAAGTACACGGACGACCTCATCGTAAGCCCCAGAGGGGATCACGATGTCATCTCCGAATACATTGACCCAGAAAGAATTATAGCCAAGGCGTTCAACTACCGCCGAAGAGAGAGCCCAGAAGATCAGGCTTTCAAGGTCAAATGTGGCACCGTTACCCATGCTGGAAAACTTCTGATAGCGAATAAATTCGCCATCCAAAGATCCAACATGAGAACGGGCACTATCTAACCACGAAAACCAATCTTCCGGCAAAAGATCTCGCACTAGTTCCCGACAAATTGTGTCGGAAGCCCCTTCGAGGTCGATTGTAGCCAGAGAATCATCAAGTGAGCCTAAACGGGCCAAGCGTTGATTAAGCGTTTGGTCATTAAGGTCCACTCGAGCTCGAAGTCTCATACGTTTTCGAATCATACGGCCAAGGCCGTTTTGAAAGAAAACATTAATATGAGGCTCGATCGCGATGACTCGGTGGGTTTTAGCTGTCTTCGGAACGAAGGCGATCTTGTTACCCTTCACTAAAGGCATGATCGGATTAACGATCGCACCATAGTCAGTGTCTGCGAGCAGCGCTGACCAGGAAGGGTACAAGGGCATCAGTAAACGAGCCCTTGCCAAGAACTCCCCGGTTACCTGCGGTTCAGAAGAAAACTTCTGTGCCGCATCAACCAGCGGGCCCTTGCAACTACTTGTTGAACCAGGACCCCACCTCGAAAGTCGAAGCAATTCGTCGATATCAAAGTCACCTAATACTCCAGAGATTTTTCTCTGAGCTGTAAAAAGAACAGCTTGCAGGGAGGGGTCAACAGACCCATCCTCTCGGAGTTTTCGGATCCTAGAATTCGACTCTTTGCATCGATCTTCGTAGAAGAGGAAGTTCTTTTTCGCTACTTCGCGAGGATTTCCCGCAGAAAAACCGCGGAATTTCTTCAGGAAGTTAGCTAGAAGAGCATCCCTTCTAAAGGTGTGATGATCGGTAATTGGAACAGTGTACTCCTTAGGGGGTTTGGAAAAGTCGATATCTCTATCGACCGCCAAAGCCCCCTTAGGGAACAACTTGTACAATCTCCGAACATCAGAGAGAGCATTATCGCGGCTGGTCTTCTGTCGAAGAAGACTGTCCAGCTGGTGGCGGTGTAAAACTGCCATGTTGTCGAGAACCTTTCTCCAATAGGTTAAAACCTAGGAAG